CTTCATTTTGTGTGTAGTTTACATCACCAAAAGGGTCTGTCAAGTTCTTATCAATAAAATCGCGCACTCTTTTTTCAGCCTGTTTTTTCCGCGCACCAAACTCTGCGCGCTCAGCTTCGCCTTTTTCATGCCATGCAGGTTTTGGTAACTTTAGTATTGAAAGCAGGTCTTTAAGTTTTTTCCGCACACCCTCCGGCATTTTTTGTTCAAGCAGTGGCACGTTGTTTTCCAGCAACGGAACATCACGTCCTATCTGTCGAGCGTGTTCTATCGCTTGCGTCCTTTTTTTTGCGTCAAAGCCAAGTGAAACATTCCAGACTACTTTCTCGCCGCGTTCTTTAGATTCGCGCACAATCCGGTTATAAGCGTCTTTGAATGCCATCCTTGCGCCCACTTCATCGCCCATACTTAGCACTGGCTTACATATCCCCCAAGCTTGCGCCATGTCTTGCGTCCATACAACTGTATCGAACTCGTCTTGTGCTTTAAGCGCTATCGCCCATGCTTCATCAGCATCGGGGCGCGGGTCTTGTCTTGCATCTATTTTTGCAATCAAGTCAGCCGGGGCAGGGAAAAATCGGCCACGGTCAGAATCCCGTAAATGCGCTTCCAGGGCGTTTCTAATGTCTTCGATGCTATACCGAGCCATCACTCTGAAAAACATCGCAACCTGCGCCGATTTAGGCGGGTTCTTGCCCATTAAGTCGGCTGTACTTGTCAGCAATGCTTCAAAGTCGTCAAAGTCTGTCTTAAACATCAATCACCTCTTTTTGTTCGTCAAGGAAGCCGAGCATGCGCTTTGCTTCCAAGTTTCGTGTCTTTGCGTCTTCTACGGGTTTGCCTGTCACCCACTCGGCTTTGAATCCAATCCAACCGCGTTCACAACAGGTTTGCAGGGCTTGTTGAAGTGAATATCCGGCTTTGCTCGCTTCGCGCTTTATGCCAGCAATTGCCGTTTCTGTAATCGGGGCTTTTTTTGCTTTTCTGAGCGTCACGAAGTCATGCGCTATTTTTTCGTCAATGCCGGCAAGCAAGTCCGAATTATTGAGCGAAGCCGTATTATTGACGGTTCCTTTACGGTTCTTTGATGGTTCTATTACGGTTAGGGTGCACGTGGTGCGGGGGTGGGGTGCATCTCCTGCGGGGGCGGGGTGCACGTGGTGCGGGGGTGGGGTGCACGTGGTGCGGGGGTGCATTTCCTGCGGGGGTGCATATTGTGCGGGGGTTAGCGTGTACTTAGTTGATCTTCCGGTGCTCATTTGGCGGGTTAATGCGCCATGCTTTTCAAGCCACAAAACAGCATTTTGAACGGCTCTTTCAGATGCACAAACGCGCTCACATATTGTGGCTATTGACGGCCAGCATGTACCGTGGTCGTTAGCATTATCAGCAAGGGAAATATAAACAGACTTTGCCACTTGGGGCATTTGAAGCGGCCAAATAACGGCCATAATTCTGGTACTCATACTGTCCTCATTAGTGACTAGCCCAAGTGTGAGAATTACCGGGCTGGCGCACTTTTTAAGTGAAAAACGGCATCTTGAGCCAGTCGCTAATGAAGACAGCTAGATACCAACCTTTTACGCTTCTCACAGCGCAATTAGATTTTGCTCGTTTTGCTTCAAAAATGCAAGTCCTTGCTTAGTAATCGCCCACACTCGTGCGGGTCGTCCTTTTTTGCTCAGTCTTGTATCAGTAGTAACTCTGACAAGTTTTGTCATCTCCGGCAGTCGTCGGCTTATCTGGTACTTGTCTATCCAGCAATTCACTGCTATTTCGTCAGCAGTGCCGTCTTTCATGTCGGCTAATGCCAGCAAAATAGCTCGGTAGTGACAGGGCGCAAAGTTTGCCGCATTCTCGCCAGCCAGCTTACTCGTTGACGGGTCTGTCTTTCTTGCTCTCATTTTCATCTCCTATGAAATAATCACATCCTTTGGCTGGAACCAAAAAAGCCTCAAAGTCACGCACTACTTGATAGCCAATAGGCCGCCAAGGTGAAGTGAACCGCAAGCATTTATGTCGCTGTTCGCATTTTTTAGCCTCGCATCTCGCCATGTCGTAAGGTAACGTCATATTGTCTTCCTGCAAATCGCTGCTGACTTTTTTCGGTGTGCGAATTAGTATGAAGCAAGCCATACGTGCCACCATGTATTATTTGCCGTAACTTTGTCGATAGTTCGAACGTGTACGCCGTACTTCTTCGCGAGCGCTTCGTTAGTTAAAGTGTTTTTAATATGCGCTCGTAGGCTTTCCCGTTGCCGCGCCGCGCTTCTTATGTCTTCAATGTCAGCATCGGTTAGCTTTGACTGCGGCAATTGCTCACCGCGCAAGCAATACTCCCGCGTGCGCGCTAAGTATTCACCGCGCTCTAATCGAGTTTCGGGTCGATGCATTTTCATATTTGACCTTTGCACGGCCATGTAGCGCCAAACACTGCTATCACTATTACATATCCGTCTAAGTGTCGATTTTTTGGGTCTGTTTTTAGGTAGTTATGCACAACATCACGCGCTTGTCCGAAAGTAACTCCGTCAGGTGAACAATGGGCAGTTCCTCGCGTAAACTGAAAAATGCCTGTTATGTACCCCAAGGCATACGAACGAAGCATATATTCGTTGCTTTCTATGTTGTCCAGCAATGTGTTTCCTGTCACTTGTGCGTTTGCAGTAGAAGCGGCGAACAGTAGGGCGGCTAGTAGCTTTTTCATGCTTTCTCCTTAAATACTTCTTTTGATTTATCAATAAAATCTTTTATTGTCATTTCACCGTGAATCGGGCAGTACAATCCATTTGGATGACTTTCTATGGCTGTAATTTTTTTTTCTTCAGCGCAATACGGGCATACTGAAATCATTTCATTTCTCCTTAATAGTTTCAATCAATAAACGTATTCCATTTGAACTGTCTAACGGTCTTTTGCCGTTTTCTTTTAAGTATTTCCTTCCCTGCTCGTCAATCCATAACTTTCCTGCTTGACGTATATTTACTGTCTGAGCCACGTTTAAGCGTTGCAGTGTTCCAGTGTGCGTGTACATTAAATCACCTTTATTAAGTCACGTTCAAAAAGTTGAGCTATGGTCTTTCGGTGTGCTTCTTCCCAAATCTCTATGCGCTCTGCTTTGTTTAATATGCCGCCCTGGTCAATATCAGCATGGCACCTAAAACACAAAGCCGCTACCCTGTAATCGTGTGCCTTTATCCCCTTTCCTTTGCCGTCACGCAGTTGGTTAGAGTGTGCCGCTACTACAGTGCCATCCTCCGCGCCGCAGTTTTGGCATGGCATTTCACGGCAAGCTTCAAGTAGTTTATTGTTGCGGTACATTTTCATCCTTCCATGCTTTTATGTATTCAATCAATTCTGACATTTCGGATTTGGTCAGTTTGCTAGTGCGCTGATAAAGTATGTCCATTCCTTGCCCATCTACAGCCGGCACGTAAATAACGCCACCTTGCTTTGTAGCTCGCATCCATGCCGCTGTAAGTAGCCGTTTCCATTGCTCTACCTCCAGCGTCATGTTGCACCATTTCTTATTTGCCGCCAGTTCTTGCAATTCAGCGTGTAATAACGCATTCTGTTCAAGATTGCGCGTCGGTTCCGTAACTTTCACCACCCAACCATCAGGCGCTTGCCTGATAGCTTGGATGGCGTTTTCTCGTGCAGCCTGGTGGACTAAACGAAACATCATTTATTTACTTTCTGTTATATCAATAATGTCGTAGCCATGAACTTTTTTTGTGTGAGACACATACTCATCACGACGCACGTACTCTAGGCAAATCGGGCATAGTCGATAGTTTTTAATATCGTCACCTATTTCCTTTTCCTGTTGCAAAAGCGGGTCAATTACGACTTTTTGAAATTCGTCATTCATGGAACAATCTCCGTCGCCATTTTCTTGGCTGCTATTATTTTCTTAATAGCGCTACGTTTCCCGCTGCTTACTTTTGACGATAAAGCCGCCATCTGGTCAGTGTCTAGCATTTGCTTGGCTTTTGTGTATGCGTCGAATGTTGCCTGGTCGGTTTCAGCGCCCTCAATTTCCATCGCAAAGTCAAGAATTAGGGCGCGTTCCTGTTCGTCACACTTGTCAAAATAGTCCATACCACCTACGTTAGCGGGTATTTGCATTTTTTTTTCAGCGGGTTTTGGCTTGCTTGCTGCGTTACCATCGTCATCTTCAGGCGCAATTCCGCACACTGCCATCAGGCTATAACGTCGAGCATAAGTAAGCGCCGAGCCGTATCCCTGCGGGTCTTGTTTGTTGGCAGGTACAGCAAAAATACCGCCGCTTATCTGTTCGCCGGATTCGTGCATCAATATCGTTTCAACAGCAACGCCTTTTTCATATTCATGCGTTTTCTGCAACAACGCCAGTCCGTTTTTGTGCAGGCTGTCAATAACTGCTTCAATACATGCGTCTAACTTAGCAAATCTTGAATTAAAATGTGGGTTAATGCTTGTCTTTAATATTGCCCCAAATCCTGCCTGGGCGCGTACAAATGCGGCTGATGCTTTCATTAAATACTCCTGTTCACGTTGTACTGTTTCATAGTGCTGTTGTTGGCTCATTTCATTTCTCCTGTAA